CGGAAGCCATCGCCGCGCCTTGGGGGCCCGTTGCAGACGCCGCGCCTTGGTAGCCCGTTGCAGACGCCGCGCCTTGGTAGCCCGTTGCAGACGCCGCGCCTTGGTAGCCCGTTGCAGACGCCGCGCCTTGGGTGCCCGTTGCAGACGCCGCGCCTCGGTCGCCCGCCGCCTCCTCACCTTCCGGCTTGCTGCGGTCCATCACCCACTTGACCGCATCGTGCACCATGTCTCTGATGCTGATTTCCTTGACGACCGTCAGGATAGACGCGGCAACTTTGCTATCGCCGGTGTGGCGCTGAATATCTCCGTCAACCTCGACCACGCAAAACCGCGAAACGCCGGGGGAGTAGTAGATAAACACCTCAAGCGGGTGGCCTTCGATGGCGTGAAAGCCAGACCTGCAAGCTTCTACCTTTCCTTCGTGGGTGTACGTTTTGCCGATTTCGAACTGGAATCTGCGACACTTCAAATCGCGGTCGAAACCCTTGTATGCCTTAACCATTTGCGGCTCCTATGCTGGCCCTTCATCGCAGCCGCCCCGGTGTCGGAGCGGCTGAGGGAAGGGTCAGGCGGCTGCCCAATGGCAGGTATGGGAAAGCACTTCTTGCGCATCTCCATCGGGGCGCACCACGCGCCACCAAAGATTGTGCGTGAGGTTGCCGGTTTCCATCTTCCAGCCGCGACCTTCAGGCGACTGACCCACCGGAAGGTTCAGTTTTTGAAGTTCAATCATCTTCGTCTCTCCCATTGGCGTGTTGCCGATGTGGGAAGGTATACGCGCAAAATCACTATGCCGCAAGACAAATCGTCAAGAAAATTGTGATGATTGTTCTTGACCCATCAAGACAGACCGTGCTAGGGTAAGGCATGGAAAAACTTGCATCATACATCGCAGAGCATGAGAAGTCGCAAACCGCCTTCGCCATGCGCTTGGGCATTGTGCCGCAAAAGCTGTCGCTAATCCTGTCCAGACAGCAGCGCCTTACCGCAGCAGATGCGGTCAGGATCGAGGACGCAACAAACGGAAAAGTAACCGTGAGGGACTTGGTATGACATATTCCCCCCGCTCCGAAGCCTTGGCGTTTCGCATCTGGTCGCATTGCCAGCCGATTGAATGGGATATCACCGTCCCCGATCTGGCCGAAGCTCTGGACGAACCCACCAACCGCGTCCGCACGGTTGTGAACCTGAAAGGCTGGCAAACCCGCCTTCGCAGCGTCAAAGCCCGCGACGAGGACAGCGGCGCGCATATGCGCAACGCCTTTGACGGGCCGACCTACTTGCGGCGCGGCGATGTGGATTTTCGGATCAGCGCCGGGGCGATGGAATGAGCAAGTTGCGCGTTCTCGACCTTTTCAGCGGGATCGGCGGTTTCAGCCTTGGGCTTGAACGGACAGGCGGCTTTGAAACCGTAGCCTTCTGCGAGATTGAGCCGTTCCCGCGCCGTGTATTGGCGAAGCACTGGCCAGAGGTTCCCCAATATGACGATGTACGCACCCTTACCGGGGCAAGACTTGCTGCCGATGGAATTACCGGAATCAACGTCATCACAGGCGGTTTCCCGTGCCAAGACCTTAGCGTTGCCGGAAAACAGCGCGGCATGGGCGAAGGCACCCGCAGCGGACTTTGGTCCGAAATCGTCCGACTTGTTGGCGATTTACGACCCGATTTCGTCATCGTGGAGAACGTCGCAGCGTTGCTTTCTGGCCCAAGCGAACGGCGTGGCGGATGGTTTGGCCGAGTTCTCGGAGACTTGGCCGAGTGCGGGTATGATGCTGAGTGGGAAAACATTCCGGCGTCAGCCTTGGGCGCTCCCCATCGCAGAGAGCGCGTCTGGCTTGTGGCCTACTTGATGAGGGCAGCATGAGCCATTTCACACTCCCGGAAGGTCTTGTGCAGATCAGTTTTAGCGGGGGGCGCACCTCGGCTTACATGCTGCATCAGATCATGGAGGCTAATGGCGGATTGCCGGAAGATCGCGTCGAGGTGGTCTTCACAAACACCGGGCGCGAGTTTCCAGAGACGCTGGATTTCGTGGCCGAGGTCGGCCAGCGGTGGGGCGTGTCCATCACTTGGGTGGAGTATCGGCGCGGCGTTCCTGGCTTTGAAGTCATCGGGCGCCAAGGTGCTAGCATGAACGGCGAGCCCTTCGACGCGCTGATTGATGCCAAGCAATACCTGCCCAATGTCACGCAGCGCTTTTGCACCCAGGACCTGAAAATCCTTCCGGCGAAGCGTTATCTGGTCGCGGCAGGCTGGAAGCATTGGACGTCGGCGATTGGCATCCGCGCCGATGAAGCGCACAGACTGCCGGACTCGTTCAAGCGTAACAAAGAGCGCTGGACGCGCTGGCACCCTTTGGCGGATGCGGGCGTTTCGAAGCGCGACGTCATGGCGTTTTGGGCGCGGCAGCCCTTTGACCTGTGTCTGCAAAACATCAACGGCGTGACGCCCAATGGAAACTGCGATGGCTGCTTCCTCAAGAGCGAAAAGTCGCGGGCCGCGCTGATCCGGGACTACCCCGAGCGGGCGGCATGGTGGGAGGCGGCTGAGGCACGCATCGGCGCACTGGAAACCCAAAAGGGCAGGCCGACCGATGCATCTCTTTTTGACAAGCGCGGCGGCTGGGCTCAGCTCCGCAGCTTCGTTCAGCGCCAAGGCGACTGGCTCTTCGACGCCGAGGACGCCCTTTGCCAGCGTGATGATGGGGAGTGCGTCATATGATTGCCGCGTCGTCGTTCACCTGCCGGATTTGGATTGCTGGCGATTATCGGGATGCCTGCCGCTCAGTGCGCGAATTTTGCGAAGAGGGGGCGTGTTTCGCTGTCTCTCCTGCTGACTACATTTACACGGGCGGTGCGGAAGCTGGGGTTGTCGTTACGCGAATTAATTACCCGCGCTTTCCAAAAGAGCCGCAGGAAATTTGGGATCAGTGCGAACGGCTTGCGGAAAAGATGCGAGCCGACCTGTGCCAAGATAGCTTCGCAATCGAGGGACCGACGCAAACTTTTTGGTATTCGCGGAGGTCAGCATGACCCATTCCCACAGCCAGCCGGGGGCTTCTCCCTCCTCCCACCCGGCCACCTCCACCGCGCTGTTGAGCCAACCCGGCGCGGTGGCTTTTATTCCGGCTGACCGCCGTAATCGCCCGCCCGTGCGCCACGGGTTCGACGCTGCGCATGTGCGGGCGTCTGTCGTGACCAATGGCAACCTGTCCCCGGTTTCCATGACTGCCCAACTGCCCCCGACTTCGGTCGGGGGACTTTTCCGGGGGGTGCGGGCATGACGCTATATATCGGCGTTGACCCGGGTCGCTGCGGTGCTTTTGCGCTGATCGACGGGGCGGAATTGACTGTCCAAACGTTTGACATGCCCGACACAATCGCGGGGCTGCACAGCCTGTTGTGCAACCTGCCGCCCGTCAAGCACGCGATGGTGGAGAAGCCGTTCTTCCCCCGCATGGTCGGCACAAAGACCGTCGCCGTCATGGCGGAAAACTACGGGGCGCTAAAATCGGCGCTGCTGTGGCGTGACATTCCCATGATCGAGGTTGCCCCGGCGAAGTGGAAAGCCGCCTTGGGCCTGTCGCCCGACAAGGCCGCAAGCCGCTCCAAGGCAAGCCAGATTTTCCCCGGCTGCGCCGACCAATGGGCGCGGGCGAAGGATGACGGCAGGGCCGAGGCCGCGCTTATCGGCTGGTACGGGCTGGAGAAGCACAAGTGACTTTTGAAATCGACACAGGCGCAGCTTTCACGCCGCGCACCGCCCGCGACTTTGTGCCGGGTTACGTCTCCGACCACTGGACCGGGCCGGAAGCGCCGGACGCTGACGTGGTGCGCTGTTTCGCGCATCACCTCATCGGCTCGTGGTCGCTGGACCGATCCGATGACAAGCGCCCGCGCAAGCTGGACACGGTGCGCGGTCAACTCCTCGCAAATTGGGAATTCCTGCGCCTCCTGGGCAAGGAAAACCCCGGCCTCTTTGATGAGGTCATCACCGCATACGTCGAGCGCCTGCAAGGGGCCGATTGATCCGCGCCGGGGCGGTTTCCCCGGTATTCCTACGGAGTAATACGCATGGCATCGAATACGGATTTCCTCAAAATCCTGATCAAAGACGTGACCTTCCATTGGCCGCGCCTTGATCAACCCTACCGCTACAACAGCCAAACCAAGCGCACCGATGCGTGCGCCCCCGGTGTAGCAAATGCGGGCTATAGCATTGCATGGGATATGCCGACCGCAGAGGCCAAGGCGCTGTTTGCGGAGTTGAAAAAGCACTACCTCGCAAGCCGCGCTGCCAACCCCAAGCTGCCCGAATTTTCCAAAGTCTTCGGCATGGTCAAAGATGAGGCCGCAGGCACTGTGCGGTTTACGGCCAAAAAGCGGGCTATGAACGGCAAGGGCGAAGTGAACAAGCCGCCTGTCGTCATCGACGGCCTCAAGCATGATCTGGCCGACAAGACCATTTGGTCTGGTTCCAAGGGCAACCTTCGCGTGCTGGCATTTGCCGCGACTGACCCGGATGACGCGGGCGGGATCAGCCTACTTCTGGACACCGTGCAGGTCGTCGAGGCTGTCTATGGTGGAGACGGTCTGGACGATTTCGATGAAGTCGCGCCTGTGGCAAAGACGCTCACGGCTGACGACGATTTTGGCGATGCACCCGCCCAACAAGCGGCAACTCAGCAGCGAAAAACTGCGCAGACGGTCGATGCTGATTTCTGATGTTCAACCTCGCATCAGACGACGTGAACGGATTGCCGTCTAGTGCCTGCGTGGCGCTGGACGGCAGCAAGCCCGCGTTGCGCCCATGCCGATATTGCGGCGGCGTGTCAGGCATCCTGACAGGCCAAGTTGGGCCGCACCATGACGGCGTGCGCTGCGCAAATTGCCACCGTCACCTCGGGTGGCTTCCACCACCATCAGGCGGATTTAGCCTGATCGAAGACTAGACCCACCCCATGATATTGGTGAAAGCGCCTATGAATATACGGCAGGAAACGAAAACGGCGCTTTCACTGGTCACCGGCTGGGGCCAGTCGGACACCCATGCGCTTGTCTTGAATGATGGCCGCAGAAATGGGTCGTCAGACGCCGGAAAGCCATATGTTGGTATAACTGGCGTTGAAATTACAGCAATGATCAAGAACCCGCCAAGCGTGGAAAAGTCGCGGGCGCAATGGATCATTGGCAGCGATTACATGGAACATGATGCGCGTGACCATGACGCGCAACGCCAGAACGGGCGGTTCCATGTCCTGACTTTGGACATAGACAAGAACAATCCATCAATCCATGAGGTGAAATCCGCGGTAAAAGCCGTGTGCGGCGATGGATCACTGCTGATCTACAGCACCAAGTCGGCAACCCCAGAGAATATGAAATGGCGGGCCGTCATACCTTTGGCGGCCCCCATCGCGGGGGCTGACTATGCGGAAACTTCAAACGCTTTCTTTGACCTGATCGAGGATGCTAGCCAAGGGGCAATTATACCCGATCGCGCCCTCGCAAGGCCGGGTCAGCTTTTCTTCTTGCCCAACCGTGGTGACTTTTACGAATACGACATTGTGCGGGGAAGCCGCCTGATTTTGACAGGCAGCAAGATACTTGAACGTTTCAACCTCAACCGCACTAAGCGGAAGGCGGCAGAGGATGAAGCAGCAGCCGCGCGTGCGCGCAAGGCGGCAGACCGGGCGGCAAACAAGATAGATGAAACGGAAAGCCCCGGTCAAATCTTCAATGTGCGGCACAGCGTTGCCGACTTGCTGGCAAAGTATGGCTACACACAAGATGGTCAGTCAAATGACTGGCGCTCGCCATATCAGTCATCTGGTTCCTTCGCCACGCGGAACTATGGCGACTATTGGATCAGCCTTTCTGATAGCGACCTGTCCGCCAAGATCGGCGCACAAAGCAAGAATGGGCACTCCTTCGGGGACGCCTTTGACCTGTTTGCGCACTTTGAACATGGCGGCGACCCGTCAAAAGCAGCCATCGCATATGCGAAGGAAATCAACCTGTATGCGGAACGTGATGCACGGCAGACCTTTGACAGGCTGCGCGCTGATGATCTGTCAGACTTTGACGTTGTGAAACCAAAGCAGGAACCTGAAACAAGCATATCAGAACCAGAGCCATCAGCCGATTGGGAAGCCGATCTAGTGAAGAATGCGCGCGGCAGGCCGGTATGGTGCCCGCAAAACGGTGACTTGATCCTATACAATCACATGGCGTGGAAGGGCATATTTGCCTTTGATGAATTCGCCAACAGTGTGATGTTGCTTCGCCCGGTGCCAGGGTCACGGGCCCCGAAGGCATCATTCAAACCGCACGCCATCACAGAGAAGAACATCACCGAGGCCCTACGCTGGTTCAACTCGCATGGCTTTCCAGACACCCCACGCAGCGGCTTGTCCGATGTGATCGACGCGGTGGCGCGCGAGAAGATCATATCTCCCGTGGCAGACTACCTGCGCAGTTTGTCATGGGATGGCCAACCTCGGCTGAATACATGGCTGGCTGTCTATTGCGGGGCTGTAGACGCGGGGAATGGCATAACACACCGGATGGGGCGGGCGTGGCTTATCGCCGCTGTAGCACGCGCTCTGCTCCCCGGCTGCAAGGCTGACAACGTGCTGATGCTGGAAGGCGGGCAGGGGATTGGCAAATCAACCATGCTGCGCGCGCTGGCGTCCGATGCGTGGTTCTTTGACGGCCTTCGTGACTTGCATAATAAGGATGCTTCATCCGGCCTTCGCGGTAAGTGGATTGTGGAGCTGCCAGAATTGTCCGCCATGCGGCGCTCCGACAACGAGGCGGTCAAGGCTTTCTTGTCGCGGGTGGAGGAACGGTATCGACCAGCTTACGCGCGCCTAGACGTGACAGAGCCACGGCGCTGCGTCTTTGCGGGCACGACAAACACATTCGACTATCTGACGGATGACACAGGCGGGCGGCGGTTCTGGCCCGTGCGCTGCACCGCGATTGATGCTGACGGCATACGCCGCGACCGGGATCAGCTTTGGGCCGAAGCCGTTGTAGCGTTCAATTCGGGCGAGGTTTGGTGGCTGGATCGGGAAGGCGAAAACCAAGCCTCACAGATCACGGCAACCCGCTCGCCAGACGACCCTTGGACGGCTGATGTGCTTGCCGCCGTATCGGGCAAGACGGAGACAACCACCCGCGACATTTTCCAGTACCTGGATATCCCGCGCGAACGATGGACCAAGAGCGACACCATGCGGATTGCGGGCATCATCACGCGCGCCGGGTGGGTCAAGGCGGGTCGCTTTACCGAAGGCCCTAACCGCAGCTTGGCGCGTTACATCTTGGCCGAAGGGAATGCGCAATGATCTGTTTCCAGTGCGCCACCTTGAAAATCAGTCATCAGGACTGGCGCGCCACCTTGCGCCATGTCGTGCGCCACCTCTTCACGGTAGGTGGCGCAGAAAACCTTGAAAAACAGACATATGGCCGAATTTCACATCTTGATTGCGCCACCTGCGCCACCTCAGCCCCAATAACTCATTTGAAAGTGCAAGTCGTTGTTAATGCTTATGTATTAACAACTATGTCTAAAAGTTGGTTAGGAAATACTACAGGTGGCGCAGCAGCACTTACGAAATTCCTGTGGGATGTAGGGAAAAGGTGGCGCAGGTGGCGCAATCCCCTACGGCGGCACCCCGAAACCCCATCAAAATCGCAAGGAGACCGGCATGACGATCAGGGCTATTGAGACTGTTTGGAAGGGCTACCGTTTTCGGTCGCGCACGGAAGCAAGGTGGGCGGTCTTCTTTTCAGCGCTTGGCTTGCGCTGGGATTACGAGCCTGAAGGTTTCGACCTAGGCGATGCTGGTTGGTATTTGCCTGATTTCTATCTGCCTGATTTGTGCGGTGGCATGTGGGCAGAGGTGAAGCCGGAAGGTGTGATTGAGCCGGATCACGTGAAACGCTGGAAAGCGTTGGTTTCACAGTCTGGCAGAAAGTTGCTTCTGGCGGCGGGGCAACCAACCAATCGTTATTACCTTGTGATGTGGCCCCATGAGGATGGGGGTGAACCGTTCTGGATGACAGAATGCTTCAACTCAAAATATTTGCCTCCAAACCCTCACGATAAGTCTCCGCGTCTTTTCTGGGGCATCACAGATGCCGAAGCAGAAGAACCCGATGGGAATGCCGATGATGCCAACTGCTGGCAGGCAATCAACGCTGCACGGGGCGCACGTTTTGAACATGGCGAGGTTCCCGCATGACCGCACCAAACCGCCACAAAAAGCACGACCGCCTGACCTACGGCGCAGCCACGGCGGCGGAGGTTGAATGCGACTTCGCCACCGGGCCGCTGGACCGCGTAGCCGTCGAGATGGACAAACGCTGGGGCGTGGATAGGCTGGTCGAACTGCAAACGCCGGAGGTCGCCCGCAAGTACGGCGCACGCATGGCGGAACTCAACGCAGCCATTGCGGCCAACGACCCGGCGCAGACCGCCGCAACCGTGGCCATCCTGATCGCCAACCTGCGCCGCATGGATCAACTGGCCATCGACGCAGGCCACAAGCCGCTAGCGCCGGATGTGTGGACGTTTGACGTGGATGGCTTCCGCTTCGGCCTGTTGCGCGAAGGCGGCGATTGGCCCGCCGCACAATCCGCCATGCCGGGGCTTACGCTGTTCACCCCCCGCGAGGTTGCCAACGCCCTGTCCGCCTATCGCGGCATAGTCGCGGATGCCAAAGCCGCTTTCCCCGGCGCGCAGATCACAGCCGTTCGCAAGCGGACGGAACTTGAAGAAAGCCTTGATGATGAACTGCCCTATTAGGAGCGCCCGCAAATGACCCACGGCCTTATCCCCTTCACCCCGCGCCCGCCGCTGTTGGTCATCCACCCCGGCCCGGTTGCCAAAGCGTACATCGACGGATGCCTCGTCGCGGAAATCCCGCTGACCCACAGCGCCGCCCTTTCCATCGCCGCGCAACTGCTGACCGCCGTGTCAGTGCGCACTAACGAAAACCTGCCCTTCGCCGCGCATGTCGAAAACCGCCGCGCCGAGGGGGTCAAAATCCACGCTGACGGAGAAAAGCCATGAACGCCATGACCGAAGTGAAATCCGACCTCCGCCCGTTCGGCAACATCATTGACCCGAAAGACCCGGAACGCGACAACCCACATGCGCCATTGTGCTGTGGCGCAATCAAGGCCGACCACAAGCTCTCTTCGGCAATGTCGAATATGATCGCCAACCTGGAAGCCCGCCTCGCCATCCGTTGGGCCGCTGACCGTGCCGCAGAGCGCAAGCCGACCGGGGATATCGTCCTGGACGCAACCGGACGTCAGACAACCCGCGACGAGCGTGACCGCGCCGTGTTTGACGCCATCGCCATGCACGCCCTCGTGCCGGATATCCAAGCCGCCGCGAAACTCACCCACGCGCAGGTCTTGGACAGCATCCGCCGTCTTGTTCATGCCGGATATGTCGCCCGCAAGAAGGTCGGCGGCAACAGTATCCACACACAGGCCATAGGAAGCCCGCCAAAGGCCCTAGACGATGTTCCGCGCACCAGCACGTCAAACGCGGTAGATGCCAGCGTAGAGGCCCGGAAAAACACCCGTGCGCAGAAAGAGCGTGAGGCCGATGCTCTGCGCCTGCAGGGCCTGACGCTAATGGAAATCGCAAACCGCATGGGGATTTCGAAATCCTATGTTGGCGAGATGCTGCGGGGCATGAAATGACGCAATTGTACGAGCGCATCAAAGCCGACTACATCGCCCACCGACACCTGAGCAACGCCGACGCGGCAAGAGCCATGGGCCGCACGGAAAGCGCGGTGAAGGATTACTGCAAGCACCACCCGGAGACGCGGCCTGACGGGTACGGCCAGCACATCGCCAAACCGCAGCGCCCCGCATACGTGCCGCCCCGTGCTGATGTGCGCAGGGTCACGGTGGCCAGCGCGGGCGCGTCATCGACGCAGTTCGGCATTTCGACCGTCAGCCTCCCACGCGAACCATGGATGCCCGCATGAAGCTACTCTGCACCGCGCCACCATCGGACGTCTTCGCCATCTGCGACGCCATTAACGACATGGGCGGGCTTGCCGTCGCGCCGCGCAAGGTCGAATTGGTGCGCCTGCCAAAACAGCGCCGCCCGCAGATCGTGGAAAGCCCGTTCCTCGGGGCCTATTTTTTCGCCAGCCTATCCGCAAACGACTGGCACGCGACAAAATCCGATTACCGCACCGTGCAGGAGATCGGCCCGACCGAATGGCGGCATGTGCAAGCATTTTGCGCCCGCGTGGAACAGGACTATCAGCGCCGCATGGGCGAGTATGAGGCTGGCAGGCGGCTGGAGGAGTACAACCCCGGTGACGCGCTGCAACTGCTAGGCGGTCTGTTTGCCGATCATCTGGCGACGTTCCAGCGCCTTGACGAAAGCGGCCCCGTGCCAATGATCAAGGCAACCGTGCAAGGGGTAGAATTGCTAGGCCGTCCAGTTGAAGTGACGGTTGATCCGATCAACGCGAAAAGGTGGGCGGCGGAATGACCGAACCGTTCAAGATCGTCAGCACGGGCCAGCCAATGCAAGACCTGTCCGAAGAAATGGCCGACCGGATCAAGGATGTGATCTATGACTACGTGGGCCGCGTGCCTTTGACGCTGGCAATGGGCGTCATGGAAGTGGTCAAATATGAAATAATGCGGGATGCGGAGGCATAAATCGCAAATATTGCAAAATACCCCTTGAAAGTCGCAAAATTTGCGACTATATCTTAGTCATGGAAACGGGCAGAAGCCTAAACGGGAGCGACGAAGATGGCAAAGCGCATGTACAAAGGGTTCGAAATCGTCAAGCAAACTGTCGGCAACATGGGGTGGAACATCGTGAATGCGGAAGGCCGTTGTGTCAAAACGGGATGCAGCACGCTGGTGGCTGCCAAAGAATGGATCGCCATGCAGGTTGAAATTGCGGATTTGGCGGAATGAGGCCACACGAATTGAAACAGGCTAGGCAATCGCTGGGCCTGACACAAGATCAGATGGCCGAAGCACTTGGCGTCAAGCCCCGCACAGTGTGGGGCCTCGAAAACCAGTCAGACGATATTCCGCGCTTGTACGCGCTGGCGGTAGCGCAGATTTTGGCGTTGATGCAGGCATAGCGCCGCGCACTTGCAAAATATCAATATGCGGTGTATGGTCGCAATAGGTGCTGCTTTGCTGGCTTAAGCCGCTGGCGGTCTTGGTCCTAATGAGGACCGTCAAGCCCGAAATGTCCCCAACGCAAACAACGATAGGCCCCGCAACAGGGTCTTTTCTCTAGGAAAACACCCTGAAAAATGCTATATTTTCCCGTGTAAACAGGTGATTAGCATGGATTTGAACCTTGATCTTGCGCCTATCGACATCGGTCTGGCCGACTTCGATCTTGACCTTGGCGCGTTCGACCTTGGCGCGTTCGACCTTGGCAAGGGCGACACGTCGGAAAACCGCTACGTCCTGCCAAAGCTGGCCAAGCGCCCCACATCCCGCTCCGTCAAATACGACCGGGCGGCGGACTTCGTGAAGGACTGCGGCCAAGCCATTCTGGACGGTGAGCGTGTCGATGCGCTCTTGTCCGGCAACTTCATCTTCGGAGACGTGTTCGAGGCGCTTGCCGTCGAGACCATGACGGCGATTGATGACCTGACCATATCAACCCTGTCCATCGGGGATGAGAACGTGGTCAGCCTCGGCAACATGCTGGAAACTGGCTTTCTCGGAACCCTGAACATCATCGTCAGCGACTATTTCTGGTCGCACAACCGCCACAACGCCGAATTCATCTACAAGACCCTGGACCAAGGCGACCGCTTCCAGCTTGCCGTTGCAGGGACGCACACCAAGATTGCGCTGATCAACATCGAAGGCCGCAAGATCGTGGCGCATGGATCTGCCAACCTGCGGTCCAGCCGCTCTGTCGAAACTGTGACGTTCGAAACCAACGCCGACCTGTACGACTTCCACATGGGCTGGCACCGCGAAATCCTTGACGCCTACGCGACCATCCGCAAGCCCATGCGGGCGCAAAAGCTGTTTGACCACCTGACGCGAAAGTGAGCCGCCATGTCCTCCAAAGTCACAACCGGCGGCAAGATGGGCGGCAAGACCGCCGCAGCCGATCGCAAACAGCGCATGTCCAAAATTGCGCAACACGTCAAGCGGCTAGAACATGCCGCGCACGTTGCTGCGATGCCGTTCTGAGGTTAGGTGATGGGAAGACCGCGCAAGGTAATCGACTGGGACACGGCGGATAAGCTTTGCGCCATCCAATGCACCGGCAACGAAATTGCCGCGTTTCTCGGCATCAGTTACGACACGCTGGATGTTGCATGTAAGCGCGACAAGGCAATGAGTTTTCCGGACTATTTCGCCCAAAAGGCCGCGCCGGGGAAAATCTCCCTGCGGCGCGCTCAGTTTCAGGCCGCAACTGAAGACCGCAACTCAACCATGATGATTTGGCTTGGCAAGCAAATGCTTGACCAAAAAGACAAACAGACGATTGAGGCAAACGTGGGCCTCACCGTGACGCTAGAGGCAGACGCGGAGAAGCTGTGACCTACAAGCGCAACCCCGGACAGGAACGCGCCCGCGCGGAACTCCTGACCTCGGGCAAGCGGTTCAACCTCATTTACGGCGGCTCACGCTCCGGCAAGACGTTCGAAATCACCGGGACGGTTGCGGAGCGGGCGCTGCTTGCCCCCGGATCGCGGCACCTGATCGTGCGGCAAGAGGCAACATCAGCCAAGCGCGCCATCGTCAAAGGCACATGGCCCGCAATGATGGCCATCCGCTTCCCCGGCGTGGGCTATGAGTGGAAAGAGCAATATGGCTTCTTCCAACTGGCCAACGGCTCGGAAGTGTGGGTTGGCGGGCTAAACGACGACCGGGCGCTTGAGAAGCTACTCGGCAACGAATACGCGACCATCTACATCAACGAGGCCAGCGAATGCCGCTACTTGGCGTTCACGCTTCTGCGGTCGCGCTTGGCTCAGTCGGCCAAGACGATCACGGGCAAGGATCTATCGCAGCGGTTCTACGTCGACCTCAACCCGACCACGCGCCAGCACTGGACCTATCAGCTTTGGATCGAAGGCATTGAGCCAGAGAGCGAAGGCGCGATCGACCGCAGCCAATACGGGCACATCGTCGTCAACCCCTACGACAACGCTGAGAACCTGTCGCCGGAATACCTGAACGACCTCGCCAACCTGCCCCACCGGGCGCGCAAGCGGTTTCTAGAAGGGTCTTACGTCGAGGACGCGGAGGATGCGCTCTGGCGCCGATCCTACATCAAGCGGGCGCCGGAATTGCCGGACCTCGTGCGGATTGTCATCGCGGTTGACCCTGCGGTGACGAACAAGGCCGGATCGGACGAAACGGGCATCATTGCGGCAGGCATCGACGCCAAAGGCTACGGCTACGTTCTGGACGACGGCAGCGATAAATTCCGGCCGGAAGAGTGGGCGCGGCGGGCTGTGTCGCTGTTCGACAGCTACGGGGCCGACCGGATCGTCGGCGAAGTCAACCAGGGCGGGGACATGGTGGAAAGCACCATTCGCGCTGTCCGGGCGAACGTGCCTTACACGGCGGTCACGGCGACCAGAGGTAAGGCAGTTCGGGCCGAACCCGTCTCAGCCCTCTACGAGCGCGGCAAGATCTTCCACCACGGCGAGTTTCCGCAGCTTGAAGACCAGATGTGCAGCTTCGTCTCGGGCTTTGACCGGGCCGCGCAGGGCTACAGCCCCGACCGCGTTGACGCGCTTGTGTGGGCTTTCACCGAACTGTTCCCGTCCATGACCCGCGCCCCGAAAAAGAAGGGGCTAGGGCCATCTCTCCCCAATGCTGGCCCGATGATGGGGCCTCAATCGACAGGTTGGCTCAGATGAACGACGACGACCTGATCAGCGAGGTGAAGCAGCGGTTCAAGGCCGCGCAGGAGTGGGAAGAACACACCCGCCGCCTGAATATCGACGACCTGAAGTTTGGCACGGCGGACAGCGATAACGGCTATCAGTGGCCGCAGGACATCGCAAAACAGCGCCAGCTGGGCAGTCAGCCGATGCTGACGATCAACAAGACCCGCGTGCACTGCCTGCACATCATCAACGACGCCAAGCAGAACAAAGTCGCCATCAAGATCAGCCCGACAGGTGACGGCGCAACCTATGACGCGGCGCAAATCTTGCAGGGCGTGGTGCGGCATATCGAATACCAGAGCAACGCGCAGGATGTCTATGACAATGCGGTGTGGTGGAACGTCTACACGGGCATCGGCTATTGGCGCGTGACGACCGACCACATTGACGACGCGACGTTTGACCAAGAAATCTACCTAAAGCCGGTGAATGATCCGCTGTCGGTCTATCTTGATCCGGACATCACCGAGGCGGATGGGTCCGATGCAAAGTGGGGCCTGCTTTACGAGGATGTGCCGCGCTGGCAGTTCGAAAAAGACTATCCGCAACACGCCGACGTGACCTCGGACCCGCTTTTGGAACTAACTGCGGGGCTGAAATCCGACACGCATATTCGCGTTGTCATGTACTACCGCCGCAATCCCAAGCCTGACACGCTGATCAGCAAGGCGGACGGCACGACGGTTCTCAAGTCGCAACTCAAGGGCGCGGATGCCATCCTTGAGGGCCTGCTGGCTGAACCGGGCGTCAAGACCCGCAAAGTCAAGCGCCATGCGGTGGAGTGGTTCAAGATCGCGGGCGGTCGGGTTTGCGCCAAAGATGACTGGCCGTCGCAGTACATCCCGATTGTGCGCGTGATTGGCGAGGAAACCTACATCGACGGCACATATGACCGCCGCGGCCATGTGCGGGCGCTTAAAGACCCGCAGCGCATGTACAACTATTGGGCCAGCGCCAACGTCGAGATGGTCGCGCTGCAACCTAAATCGCCGTTCATTGGCGCGATGGCCAGCTTTGACGGGCTGGAAACCTACTGGAACCAAGCCAACACGTCTGCGATGGCATGGTTGCCCTACAACGGCTATGACGACGAAGACCGCCCCCTGCCGCCGCCGCAGCGCCAAGTCCCGCCGCAGATGGCAGAGGCGCATATGGCGGGCCTCAAGATCGCCGCCGAAGACATGCAGCTTGTCACCGGGCAGCACGAAGAGTCGATGGGCAGGCAGACCAACGCAGAATCTGGCGTGGCCATCACAGCACGCCAGAGGCGCGGAGACCAGGCGACCTATCACTTCGTGGATTCGCTGGCCTCGGCCATCCGGTACACCGGGCGCATCCTGATTGACATGATCCCGAACGTATATGACACGGCGCGGATCATCGAGATCATGGAAGAGGACGGTTCGCAGAAGTCGGTGCAGATCGACCCTGACCATCCCGAGGCTATGAGCCAAGACCAAGAGGGCGAAGACGTCGCCATCATCTTCAACCCGTCGATTGGCCGCTATGCGGTGACGGCGGACGTTGGGCCAAGCTTTGGAACCAAGCGGCAAGAGGCGTTCAACGCCATCATGCAGCTGATCGGCGCGGACAAGGGCATTCTGCCAATTGCCGGTGATTTGCTGATGAAGGCCGCAGACTTCCCAATGGCCGATGAACTGGCCGAGCGGCTCAAGAACATGGTTCCGCCGCAAGCCTTGGGCGGGCCATCTGCCGAGGCGCAGGCCATGCAGGCGCAGTTGGCACAGCAGCATCAGGTCATTCAAAAGCTGATGGGGGAACTGGTCGCCAAGCAGAGCGACGCGCAGTCCAAGCACGAACTTGAGGAATACCGGGCCGAGACGGACCGGATGCAGGCCATCAAGAGCATCGACCCCGACGCGCTGAAGCCAATCGTGCGGCAAATGGTGCTGGAAGCGATGGGCAACAGCGTTGCGGAACTACAGGAGCGGCACGGCATCCAGCCCGAGCAGCAAGAACAGCCGGAAACGGCCCAACCTCAGGAGTAAAAATGGCTACCTTTTCGCCCGTTAACGCGGTGCTCAGCACCAGTCAGGCGCTCACGCCTGTTGCTGTTGCCACGATCACCTCGGCAGAACAGACCTTCACCGTCACTGGCCTGACCACGTCGATGGCCGTGCTTTCGGTGCGTCCCGCCGTCGCGCAGACCGCTGGCATCGGCCTGACCGGCGCACGCGTTTCCGCCACGGACACGCTGGCCCTGACCTTCACCAACCCGACGGCTGGTTCGCTGACCCCCGTTGCGTCGACCTACACCATTGTCGTTCAGGCTTAACGGCCTGAACCACCCTATTCGCGGTTAGTCCGCGCTGCGCAGTGGCCGCTTGCCACACATCAGGGAACACCTGCACATGTCCGACGAAGAACTCCCGGTTGAGGCCGTAGAGGCTGAGGCTGCACCCCAAGAAGAGACGATTGCCCCGGCTGTTGACACGGCTGCACAAGAGAAAGAACGACTCGGGCGTGAGGCGCAAAAGCGCATCGCCCGCTTGACCTACGAGCGCGAAGAAGCGCGGCGCGAACTTGCCCGGCTCAAAGCCGCACCCCAAACCGCAAGCGCACCGACCTTTGACGATCAGGTCAAACAGACCGCCGCAGAACTGCGTGCGCAAGAGAAATTCGCGGAAGAATGCAACGCCACCTTTGAAAAGGGCGTCAGTCAGTTCCCCGACTTCGCAGACAGCGTTGAAACCCTGCAAAACATCGGCATGGGTCAAAACAACGATTTTCTCGACGCGGTGAACGATCTGCCCAACGGCGCGGCAATCCTCCAGCACTTGGCCGGGAACTTGGAGGAGGCGCAAAGCATCCTCAAGATGAAACCCGGCAAAATGGCTGTGAAGCTGGCAAGCCTTTCCGGTGAACTTGCCAAGCCAAACGTCAAGCCAATCTCCAAAGCCCCTGCGCCGCCCGAAAGCATCGGCGGCAAGGCCACGCCGACCTCGAAGAACCCCGACAACATGCCGATGGCAGAGTTCACGAAATGGTTCAACGAGCAGCGGCAAAAGCACAACCGGCGATAGCGCCCGCTGTCGTATTCCCCAGCGGCTTAGGCACCCGCCCTCCAAGGAGAGCCTGTCATGGCGAACACCCTTCTTACACCGTCAATGGTGACCAAGGCCGCAGTGCCTTACTTCCTGAACTCCAACGCGTTTTTGGGCCAGATCAACAAGCAGTACAGCGATGAATTTGCTGTCACCGGCGCGAAGATCGGCAGCACCCTTAACGTTCGCCTGCCGTCCAACTACGTTGTGTCTGACGGCCCGACGCTTTCGGTGCAGGACAACACCCAGACCACGACCCCGCTGACTGTCAGCAAGCAACGCCATGTTGATATTGCCTTCACGTCGAAGGAAATGTCGTTGTCCTTGATGGAGTTTGGGGAACTGATCCTCAAGCCCGCCATGAACACGCTGGCGGCGACCGTCGCTAACGACATCATGTCGGTTGCCCTGAACACCCCGAACCTTGTCGGCAACGGCGTGGCTCTGGACGGCACCGGCACCCTGATCAGCCCGACCAGTCAGACCTTCAACTCGGCGCGTGCGCGTATTCTTCGCAACTCCGCCCCGCCGTCTGACCTCTGCGCCATCATGGACTATGACACCGACGTTCGCGCCATGAACTCGCTGCAAGGCCTGTTCAACCCGACCGGGCGCATCTCGGCCAACTATGACAGCGGCGAAATTCGCGGCCCGGCTCTCGGCATCGCCAACTGGATGTCTGACCAGACCGTGCAAGTCACCAACTTCGGCACCTACACCACCATGCCGACCGTCAACGGCGCGAACCAAACCGGCTCCACCATCACCCTGACGGCGGGTACTGCGGTGGCGCTGAACGTCGGTGACATCATCACCTTCGCGGGGGTCAACGGTGTCAACCGCATCACCGGCCAATCGACCGGCCAGCTTGCGCAATTCGTGGTGACTTCGACCTATTCGAACGGCACGACGATCAACATCTACCCGGCGCTGATTCCGGCTGTGTTCGTCAACGGCCTGAACACCGTGCCGGGGGCCACCTGCACCGCATCGCCCGCCAACAGCGCTGCGGTGAAGGCTGCGCTTTCCACGGGCCTTGCTTATCGCCGGAACTTGGTGTTCCACCCGCAGGCGTTCACCCTGGCAACTGCCGACCTGCCGCTTTACGGCGCTGGCGTCATCGCCTCGGCCCGCGAGAACTTCGGCGGCGTCTCGCTGCGCTTCCTGCAATCCTACGATGTCAACAACGACCGGGCCATCACCCGCATCGACATCCTGTATGGTTACGCCCAGCTTCGCCCGGAATGGGCCTGCGTGGTCGCGGACATCATCTAACACGGCTTTGGGGCGGCTTCGGTCGCCCCATCCCTTTTTTGCGGGGTGCTTCATGGCCTACCTTGTCGGCGACATCGTCGCGCGGTCCCTGCGCATGTCAGGCATTATCGGCATCGGCCAGCGCATGTCTTCGGACGACGCGCAGACGACGATGGATGCGCTTTCGGACATCCTCGCGCAATGGCAGGTTCAACGCTGGCTTGTCTATGGGCTTGAAACCCACAGCGTCACCGCCAACGGCGCTCTGTCCTATTCCATTGGGCCGGGTGGTGATTTCAACATGGTCCGCCCAGATCGGATCGAGGCCGCTTTCATGCGGTTCAACAATACCGGCGTGACGACGGTTGACCGCCCCTTGGTCCTGATCAACGCCCGCGAAGATTACAACCGGATCGCCACCAAGAACATTGGTTCCGTGCCGAACTCCGTGTTCTATGACAACGCCTATCCGGTCGGTGAAGTGTATTTCTGGCCTGTTCCGGCAAGCGGCACCTGCGACTTATTCGTGACCACAAAAACGCCACTGCCGCAGATTAGCGACATGACGCAAGTGCTGGATATGCCGCCCGAGTATATCGCCCCGCTGCGGTATGAATTGGCATCGCTGCTGCGCACGGAATACACGCTGCCGCCCGATCCTAAGCTTGAAGCCCTGCTGACCAAGGGCAAGTCGATCTTGCGCAATGCCAACGCGCAAGTGCCGACCCTGCGTATGGGCGCGACTGTGCCAGGCGGCAATGGCGGCTGGTACAACCCCTATTCGGACAGCCGCACATGACGCAGATCGCTCTTGTCGACGGGGCCTATGAGGCGCGGTCTGTGCTTGCCTCGGCGCAGCGGTGCGTCAACTTGTTCCCCGAAGTCAACCAACTCAACAAGACGCTGTTTTACCCGCAGCAGATGACCAATACGGTCATCACGCATTACCCAACGCCGGGGCTGCGGGCGCTCGGCACCATAGGAACCGGGCCAATCCGGGGGCTATTCGTCGCCAGCACGAACGAACTGTACTGCGTGAGCGGCGGCGCGGTTTACCTTGTCGCGGCTGACTACACCGCGACAAAACTGGGCAACATCGGATATGCGACGACGCCTGTCAGCATGGCAGACAATGGTCTTTCGCTGGTCATCGTTGACGGCTCGGTGAATGGCTACACTGTCGATCTGGTCACGCACGCGTTTTCACAGATTTTTGACGATGCATTCTATGGCGCGGACCGTGTGGACTTCATCGACACCTATCTGGTGTTCAACAAGCCAGGAACGTCGCAGTTTTATTGCACCACGTCCGAAGCCGTTGCGCCCTTTGACCCGCTCTACTTCGCCGCCAAGACTGCAAAGCCGGATCGGCTTGTTGCCCCCGTCGTCATGCATGATGAAGTCTGGCTTGTCGGCGAGAAAACGACTGAGGTCTGGTATGTGAGCGGGGACGCGGCTTTCCCGTTCGCCAAGGTTCCGGGCGCGTTCATCCAGCACGGCTGCATGGCCAAGGACAGCATCGCGGTCCAGAACCTGCAAATCTATTGGCTGAGCCAAAACGCCCAAGGTGAACGCGTTGTCTTGAAGGGCGAAGGGTACGCGGTTGACCGCATCTCAAGCCATGCCATCGAGGCCGATATTGCCAAATATGCGCGGGTGGATGACGCGATTGGCTTCATCTATCAGCAGCAAGGCCACCAGTTCTATGTGCTGACGTTCCCAAGTGCGGGCAAGACGTGGGCCTATGACACGCAGACTGACCTCTGGCATGAGCGGATGTACCTGACCAACGGTGTCGAAGACCGGATCAGGGCAAATTGCGCCGCTGTTTTCAACGGGTTGAACATCGTCGGCGATTGGGAGAACGGCAAGGTCTATGCACTGGACCCGGACGTCTACACCGACGACGGCGCACCGATTGAACGCATTCGGGGCTTTCCCACGCTGCAAAACGAACTCAAGCGGGTGGCTTATTACTGCTTTGTGGCCGACATGGAGCCAGCCGGATCGACCGACGCGGGGCCGGTTGTCGCGCAGCACTCGCTGGATGGCAGCGGAAACCCGGTTTACGTTGATGCAAACGGCGTGGAAATCCTGACGACGGAGGGGAATGATACGATTTCGGCAGTTGGCGATTATGGCCTGTCCAATATTGTGCTGAACCCGGAAGACACAGGGAAATATGCCAAATATTGGCCTATCACCAACCAAGACGCGGTGAATGCGGCGCAGTTTGGCATCCCGATTGGCCTGCGGTGGAGCGATACCGGGGGGCAGGACTGGTCTGACATCGTCTATCAGACGCTCGGATATGCGGGGGAATACGAAACCAACCCGCAATGGACCCGCCTCGGCCTCGGTCGGCGGCGCGTGTTTGAATTGCGCTGGTCGGCTCCGGTCAAGACGGCCCTGAACGGCGCTTATGTTGACGTGCATCGGGCGGAAGAATGACCGGGCAACCTTTCCCAAGCCTCAACAGCAAAATGACCGGGCCAGACGGCGCAGTGACGCCCGTTTGGCGGGCCTTCTTTCAAACGCTGTGGGACCGTGGCGGCGGGGCGATTGGTGCGGCCTTCGCGTCCATCAACGGCAACAAGGCGCAGCGGTTCGAGGCGGCGCACGCCAGCGGCCCTTATGACGTCGTGCCGCTGGCACAGGCCTCGGCGCTCTATCAGCCTATCGGGGCCTATGCGGCGCTGGCGGGCAACACGGCGCAGACCTTTGGCGTGGCCGATGCTGCGGCATCAACGGACGCGACATCGCTGCAACAAGCTAACACGCTGATAGCGGCATCGGCGGCGTTGTCTGTCACGCTTGCAGGGCCGCAGACGATCACGGGGACGAAGACGTTTAGCGCCCCGGTTGTCACGGCCCCGACGACGGTTGCGGCCCTTCCTGCGGCAACTGCGGGGGCGCGGTCATTTGTGACAGATGCGCTGGCCCCGGTATTTGGCGTTGCAGTTGTCGGCGGGGGCGCTGTTCCGGTCCCCGTCTATCACGATGGCACACAGTGGAGCGTCGGATGATCACCTATCAGATTGAAGACTGGCACGACGTCAAAGACGAAGCCCTGCCGCTCTTGCAGCGCCACTGGGAAGAGGTTGCCGCCGATAAGGCGGAGATACCGCTTGCCATTGACTACGCGTCCTATGACGCGCTGGCGGCGTCTGGCGTGCTGCACATCTTGGTTGCCCGCAAAGACGGCGAAATGATCGGCTATTATTGCGCCGTCGTTCGGTCGCACTTGCACTACGTCACGACGCTGTTTGCTTTCACGGACATCTTTTTCATCGCGCCGGAGCATCGCAAGGGCTTGGCCGGGGTGCGGCTCTTCACCGAGATGGAAAAGAGCCTGAAAGAGCGCGGCGTCAAGAAGTTCTTCGGCGCAACAAAGCCTTGGTTGGATGTCGGGCCGATCTTTGAGCGGCTTGGCTACACCAAGCACGAAGTTGTCTATTCCAAAATGATCGGGTGACGTCATGGCTATCAGTGCAATCATCGGGTCATCGGTTGTCGGCGCGGCGGGGGCCATGTCGGCGGCTCATACGCAATCCAGCGCGGCCAAGAGCGTGGCGAAGAACCAGCTTGCGGCGGGGCAAGATGCGGCAACCAAGCTGCAACCGTTCGTGGATGAAGGCAAGGTCGGGATGGGCTATCTCAATTCCAACTTGCCCTATCTGACGACGCCCTACGCCCCCACGATGGAACAGTTGCAAGCCACGCCGGGGTATCAATTCACGCTGGATCAGGGCCTGAAATCGACGGCTAACGCGGCTGCGGCGAAGGGTTTGGGGATATCGGGGGCGGCGCTCAAAGGGGCGGCGTCTTACGCAACTTGGCTTGCGAACAACACCTACGCGACCAATGCGGGCATCTATCAGCAGAACCAGCAACAAATCGGCAATTTGCTGACTGGCATGGTTGGCGCTGGCCAGAACGCGGCGGCAGGGCAGGGCAACTTGATCACGGGCCAAGCCAACGCGGCGGGGCAAACGACGATGAACGGGGCTACGGCTGCGGCGTCTGGCATCGTCGGGGCTAGCAATGCCATCTCCAACGGATTTGGCAATCTATACCAAAATAACCTTGTCAATCAAATGCTGGCGCAGAACGGCGCGGGCAATCTGGCCGGGTCTGGCATCAACTTCAAATTCTGAGGGCATAAATGGGCGATTTTCCTGCATACCCGGCGCTCTCGATTACGCCAATGGCTAGCCCGCTCGATATGGCGGGCAAGGCTGCGGCGTTGAATGGCCAGTTGCTGCAAAATACCGGGATGGGGTTGGAACAGCACTATACCCGTCTCAGCGCCATGTTTCGCGCCGGGATGGCCTCGCTGAACGCAGATGGCACCGCCGACCCGCAGGCCGTCAAGAACGGCATCACGGATATGGTCAAAAACGGGATCATCAGCCCGACCGAGGGCGCGACGGCCCTGACCAGCGTGCCGAATGACCCCAAGGCGGCGGGCGCTTGGCTGCGGTCGAACTTGGCCGGGGTGGGAAACAACCTCGCGGCCATCACGCCGCATATGCAAAGCTTTGACACAGGCGCGGGCGCTGTCTATCGGCAGGACAACCCTTATGCGGCGGGCGGAAACCAGACCCCGACGCAAATCAACGAGGGGCAGTCGGTCACGGACGCCACCGCCATCGTGTCGTGGCAAGACCCCAAGACCGGGCAGATCGTCATGGGCACCAAGGCGCAGCAGCTTGCCGCCCTTGGCGTCAACGCCGCCCCGCAAGTAACGGAGGCAGGCGCACAGCCAGCAGCGCAGCCGCCCCAACAGCCCGTGCAAGGCGTTCCTGCGCCTGACCCCATTGCCGCAACGCCACTGCCGCCCACGGGGCAGGATGTGGCCGCGCAGACGATGGCGGCTCTTGGCAAGCCGAACATGCTGACCGGGAAAAAGCCCGTTGTCGCCGCGAACCCGCTAACCGGAGCGCAGCCGACGCAAGTCAACACGCCCGCTCCGGGGACGGGCGGAACCCCGATGGTTCAAGACCCGCAGCGGCCCGTCTATCAGGCCGACAACGCGACCAACTTCCAAGCCGACGTCAACGCAGGAACTGGCCCGCAGATGCAGACGCGCATTGACAACCTGCACGAGCTGGCCGGGACGATTGACGATGCTTACACGGGCGGCGCTCAGGATACGAAGGTCTGGGCGGAGAAGCTGGCGGCGGCGGTTGGCGTACCGATCGACTACGGCGCGACCGGCTCGGACATCATGCACAAGCTGTCGCAACAGGCGGCGTCCTATCTACCAGGCTCGGGGGCCTCGGACGCAGCCCGCGCCGCTGCAATGGGCATGACCCCCAACGGCGACATGACCGAGGATGCCATCCGCTCCACAACGGCAATGGTTCTCGGCAAAGCGCAGTTTGACGCGCAATTCGCTAAGGATGCGCTGGCTTGGCAGCAGGCGGGCGGCGATCCGACGAACAACTATGCCGCGTTCAAGTCGCAGTATGCCGACACGCACCCCGGCCCGATGCTCTACGCCATGCTGGCCATGCGCGAGACGGGCGACGTCAAGGGCTTCAACCGCATGTTGGATTACATCAAGAGCCTGCCCGCAAGCGAACGGGCCAAGGTCAGCGCGCAAATCGGCATCCTCAAGGGGCAGATGAATGGCCAGCAGTGACGTTCCGACGAACGCGGCTTACGCGTTCCAATATTACGTCAAGGCCGGTGTGCCGCCGCAGGTCGCGGCAGGCATGGTTGGAAGCCTCATGCAAGAGAGCACCAACCGCAAGACGGGGGACATCGACCCCGGCGCTGTGAACCCGTCCAGCGGGGCCTATGGCGTTGCGCAGTTCTTGGGCGACCGGAAAGCGGGATACTTGGCCTATGCGAAATCGCAGGGCAAAGACCCCGGCGACCTGACGACCCAACTCGATTACACCATGATCGAGGCCAACAAGGGCGAAGGCGGCGCTTGGACAAAGCTTTGGAACGCCAAAGACCCCGGCGAGGCCGCTGTCATTGCCTCCCAAGCCTATGAACGCCCCGGGGCGGCGGAGGCCAACAACGGCGCACGGGTGGCCAATGCGCAGCGCATTTATGCCGCCATGACCGCGCCGGATGCGCCGCAACTCTACGCCGAACCGCCCAAAGCCGAGAAGCCCCCGACAGACCCGACCTCGCCTGACGCCAATCTGGATTGGTTGCAGACGATGGCCCCGACCGAGAAGGCCGCGCCGGACACCAAAGCCGCACCCGACGCCAATCTGGATTGGTTGGCATCCCAAGCCCCGACGGCAAAGCCGAAGAAGGTTGATCCGGTAGACAAATTGGCATTCGCCATTGGTGAAGCCGCGGGCAAAATTGGCGATGGGGCCATGACGGGCGTGACCGAGGGATTCGGCAGCGGCCCGCTCTTGGACACGAACTACTGGCAATCCTCGCCGGATGCGCCGGGATATTCCAAGGCGCTGGATACCGTGGCCAACCATACCATCGGCCCGGTGCTGTCTTTGGCTGGCCGGGGCTTGAACGCTCTGACGGGCGGCGTGGAAGGCGGGCTTTACGAGGCCGGGAATTTGATCGACCCGAGCGGGCGGCTGGGTGCGGACATGGCGGCTATGGTCACAGCCCCGCCCATCCCGGAATTGAACATGCTTGCCGCAGCCCGTGAGACGGTCCCTAGAGCGACGGTTGCGGCTGACCAGCCTGCCATACCGCCACGGGCCGAACCCCTGCGCGCCGCAGCCCGTGAGACGGTCCCTAGAGCGACGGTTGCGGCTGACCAGCCTGCCATACCGCCACGGGCCGAACCCCTGCGCGTTGAGCCTGCCATGACGCGCCCTGCGCTTCCCGCGCCGGTGCCAGCGGGTATGCCGCAGAACCTGAGCGCGGCGGCGACACCGCAGGAACTCGCCACCATGTCCCCCGCAGAACTCGCGGCGGCGGAGGCTGGCGACAACCTCAAGCGGCTGTCCGAAGGCGGCAAAACGATGGACCCGAGCGGGGAGGTTTATGTCCCCGGCTCTGTGCCGCTCAAAGGCGAGTATTCCACCAACACGGCGGACGCGATCCAGCACCGTGCGGCGATGTCGTCAGACCCGGAATACGCGCACCAAGTCACCCAACATCAGGCGGGCCAGAATGAGGCGCGGCTGAATTACTTCGGCGACATGGCGGGAAGCCCCGAGACGGTGCAGGCCAAGACGGCCATGCTCAGTGACGAATTTGACAAGGGCTTGAAGACGGTCTTTGCCGATAAAAAGCCCGCCGACGCCGAGCCTGTCGTCGCCACGATCAACGGCATTCTTGATGGGCCGGACGGCAAGCGGGCAGCGGTTGAGAAGGCGATGGAAAGCGTCTCGGCCAGCCTGAAAAACCGCAAGACGGGTGAACTCGAAACCGACCCGGAAATGCTTTACGGCGTGCGCCAGCACATCAATGACATCACGTCACCGGAGGCCCTGCGGGAAGCCCCCATGTCGGCCAAGGCTGTCGATGCTTTGATGGAAGTCAAGGCATCGCTGGATGCGCAGATTGAGGCCGCAACGCCGGGATTTGGCGAGTTGATGAAGCAATACGCGGCGCAGAAGGCCCCGATTGACGCGATGGAGTATCTGCAAAGCAAACTACCAAGCCTGATGAACCAAGGTGTCTTGTCGGCAGCGAAATTCCGCAACTTCATGCGCAGCATCTACGAACAGCGCAAAGCGGGCGGTATTCTTCCGGCAACGAAACTTAGTCCCGAGCAGCTTACGGCGCTGTGGAACATCGACAAAGACCTGCAACGGTCAACCCGCCTGATGGGCGGTATGCCGGGCGGCTCCAACACCGCGCAGAACCTTGCGTCAATCGCCAAGAGTGCGGTTGAGACGGGGCTTAGGACAGGTGCAGCGCACATGACGGCGGGCATGTCCGAGCTTGCCATGCCCTTTATCAAGGGCGCGGTGAAGTCCAACAAGACCGCGAAGCTGCGGAATTACCTGCTGGAACCGCCTAAAAACGGCGCGGAATAAATACCGCCTTCAGCCCCTCGGCCAAAGCCCAGAAGAAACCCACAACGATCACGTCCACATAGAACCCACTTCCCCAAGCGGGGCTGTGGACCCCGAACAGGGCTGAGAAAATCGGCCACAGGGCAAGCCCGATCACCAGCGCAAACCGCGTCACCTTGTCCAATCTATTCCACATCACACCCTCCGAAAGGCTGCTAAATGAGCGCCATCATTCCGCCTGCCAAAACGCAGTTTTTGGACAGCCTAGGACGGCCCCTAACAGGTGGGCTTGTCTACACCTATGCGCAAGGCACAACGTCACCGAAAGCGACGTACAAAGACCGTGCGCTGACGATTTCCAACACAAACCCCGTCACCCTGGACGCGTCAGGCTCGGCGGCGATGTGGGGCACCGGTGCTTATTCGATGGTCGTCGCCAATTCGGTCGGCTCGGTCATCTTAACCGGCGACAGTTTCGCGGACAACTTCGACGGAACCGCCGTCACGATCACCGGCGGTACGATTGACGGAACGAACATCGGCGCGACCACGCCGGGGACTGGTAAATTCACCAGCCTGACCATCACGGGCGGCATCGACGGAACGAACCTCGGCCTGACGACCCCCGCGCAAGCCGCGTTCACCAGCCTGACGACCACGGGCAACGCGGTAGTTGGCGGCAATGGCTCTGTGTCGGGGACGCTGACTGTTACGGGCCAAGCAACTGTGCCCGCTGCTGCGTCTGACACGTCGGCGGTCAATAGGGGCCAAGTCAAGGGCATCGCGCCCATATCGGCCCAACAGACCGCCACAGCGGCAACCACCGTCACCGCGACAACTGCCAGCTTCACCGCGCCGACCAAGGGCTTCCTCGTCATCAACGCGCACGGGCTTTGCGATACGGCAAACCGGATCAACGGCCTGACGATGTCGGCCACGCTGGCGGGGATCGTGACGCAACAAACCAACTGGCTTGGCATGACGTCCATAGGCCTTGCTTATCTGCCCATGAACTCGGGCGACGTGACCACCGTCAGCGCCGTTCAAACCGCCTCGGCGGCCTCGAATATCAACCTCGTCATCCGCGCATTTTTCCAACCTGCTCCGTGAGGTTAGCATGACCACAATTACCGACCTGCCGACCGCCACGACTGTCAATGCCGATGACACGATTCCGATTGCCCAAGGCGGCATCACGAAACAAGTGCGGACAGATGTTTTCGCAGCGGGCTTCATCGCAAGCTCATCAGCGTCGGCCGCCGCCTCGGCAACGTCGGCCACTGCCGCTGCCGCCAGCGCCACGGCATCCGCCACGAGCGCCGTGGCTTCCGCCACCGCGCAGACTGCCGCAGAGGCTGCCCGTGATGCTGCTATTACTGGCTCGATCATGTCGTGGCCGACCACAGCCGCAGGCATCGGCAACGGCATTGCTGGCGTCACGTCCATTGTCGGCGGCACTGGTGGCACCAACGGCACATTTGCGCTCGCATTCTCAGGCGGGACACAGGTTGTAGCACCCGCTGGCGTTTTTGTCGTCGCTGGCGGGGCGGTTGTGTCGATCACCATCACGGCCTCTGGCTATTATTCGGCAGGAACGCCAACGCTTTCGTTTGCGGCGTCTACGGGGCTCACTGGGGCATCGGCAACCGCTGTCATGGCCGCGAATGCCAACGTGGGCGAGTATTTCAGCGTTCCGGGTACAACCAATGACGCGGCGATACTTTACCGGGTGGACGCTGGCCCGACTGCGACAGAGGTCGCCCGCTTCCCGGCAACAACGGCAGTCATTGCCAACCGCACCCGTGTAGCAGCTCTGGAAAATGCTTTCACCGGGACAGCCGGAACGCGGGTTGTCGGCAAGGCCACTACCCCCGCAGTCGGCACGGCTGGTAGCGCAGGCACCTATTTCTTCACGGGCCGTCCCTGTGTTGCGGGGTCTATTTCGGCCATCTCGGTCTATGCCTCGGCGCAGACCGCCAAGATCAAAGTGTACCGCCCCTCCGCAGTTGGCGGCACGGCTTACACGCTGGCCTATGAGTTTTCGCTGACCCTCGCGGCGGGTCTGAATACGTTCTCGGTCGCGACTAACACGCTGGCGGAATACCTTGTGCAAGAGGGTGATGTGATCGGTCTCTATGTGCCGACAAACATTCACTATGCGGCTGTTGCTGGGGTGACGGGTTACACCTTCTTTGCTGGCGATAAATCCGACGCGGCCACGTTCGACAATATGGGCGCAGTGGGTGCGACCGAGTTGCAGTTTAGCGCAACCATCGCGGCTTCTTCATCGGCGGACATCACCAAAATCAGGGCTGTTGATAGTTCGCTGGCGCGGACGTTCTCGGTCGGTGAGTTGTCGCCCGCAGCCCCGGCATCGCTGCAATATGTGGCGACGGGCTATACCTACGGATGGGACTGGACGTTCAAATCCGGCGCGGTCCTGACGGGCGTCACATTGTCTTCTCAGGCCGTTGGCGTGGCCAAGCTGCTGATTATGGAGCCGTACCTAGGCGGCTTCCGCACGACGCGCAGTGTGCAGATCAAATTCGCGGCGGGCGTTTCGACTCTGGTTGCCGGGACGGATTTCCCCGCTGGCATGGTTGTTCCGAAAGGCGGCATGATCGCCATCAAGGCTGGAACTGCAAACTCGCTGCACCTCAACGTGTTCAACACGTTGTCGCGCTATCGGACGTTCTACGGCGATGCGACCGATGGGATTTTCCCATCCTATAATTGGCCATCTGGGGCAGAGAGCCTGTCAACCGTGGGATTCCTTTCGGGCGCAATTCAGGTGCGCTTTGACTTCTCGGAGACGGTTGATCCGGTCCACATGGCCGCGCCGCAGTACATCGTGCGCGAAAAGTTCAGCGCGGCGAATGGCCCTGTGACCATGCTGGGCGATACGTGGACCAAGGGCGCGGGCAAAATGTCCAGCGGCACAGTGGGCCTTGCAAACGGGCTGGAATGGTCGGCGGGCCATCCGCACCTGACCGACCTGACATGCCGCTGGAAGTTTGCGTTTACCGCCTCCGGAACGCTGGTCTATTTCTACCGCAAGCCCTCCGATCAGTCGCAGGGGTCCATTGTCAGCTTGGACATGACGAGCGGCAACATCGTCATCTATAACATGTTTCCAGCCACGGGCACGCTTGGCTCTGCCTACAGCACCACGGCGTGCACACTGACCCTGACCACCGGGCGCACCTATTCCGCCACGCTGGCAAAAACCTATCGGGATTGGTCGATCACGTTCACTGACACCGTAGCAGGTGCAACGCAGACGATTTCCATCGACGGCGACAGCGTGACGGCGGCGGGCTTTGCCTATGGCGTTCCCGGCATCGCAGTTTCAGCGAGTTCGCTAGACCTGACCGAGTTTGCTATGTGGTCAGCGCGCAAAGCCCCGAAGGTGCTGCTGTTCGGTGACAGCATCACAGAGGGCAGCGGGGCAACGGTCATTGCAAATAGCTGGGCCTATCTGACCTGCGAGAACGGCAACGGCATTGCCAGCCCACGCGGTGGCGATCTGGCGGCGTCCATCGTCAAGCGCATATTCTCGGGCCTGAACGCTTATCCATCGGTGCGCTATGCCATCATCCTTGCCGGGACGAATGACACCGACATGACGATTTGGCAGCGGGCCATCGACAACGCCTATCAGCTTTGCATGACCTATGGCGTCATTCCGGTCTTTGGCACGTTGCCTCCGGAAGCGGCTGATACAAATCCCGTGCTGGTGCAAAACCCATACATCAGGTCGAGCGGCTATCGTTACATCGACTTTGCGCGGGCTCTGACTACGGGCGGCGATGGTACGACGCGGGATGCCACGAAGTTTTTCGACGCGCTGCACCCCAATGATGCGGGACATGCGGCCATGTATGCGCGGGTGCGATTTGATCTGCCGGAGCTATTCGATTGAGTGCCCTGCTGATCTTCCCGTGCTGCGCGGTCCTGTGGCTGCTGATCTGTGAGCGGTGGGTGACGGACCAACCTCTCCAATAATCGCCCCGCCCCGTCGCGCTAACACCGAGGCAGGGCTAACCTTCGCAAACAGAAAGGATCTGCGATGGCTGAGACGTACATGGGGATGCGGGGCCGCTGGGGCAACGTGTCCAAAGGGGTAGCCTGATGGATGAGATGATCCAGAAATACTGGGCGGTGGTGTTCGCCGTGGGCGGGATCGTCGGCGGCTGGCTGTTGGGGCTGCGGCGGGCGCAATGGTCGCTTGACCAATTCAAGATCGAATTGGCGGATCTGAAAAAACGGGTGGGGCATTTGGAAACGCAGGGCAATACCGGGGCCGCCACGCTGGCAGGCATCGCGGCCACGCTGGAGGCGATCCAGGAGACATTGCGCGAGATAAAGAGCGAGTTGCGCGGCAAGGCGGACAAGACATGACCTACTCCCTCAGCCCGCGCAGCCGCGCCAATCTGGCTGGCGTCCATCCTGATCTGATCAGGATTGTAGATGGAGCAATCATCTCCAGCGCCGTCGATTTCGGCGTGACGGGCAAAGCGGTGCGGACAGCGGCGGAACAGCACGCGCTGTTTTTGCAGGGGGTCACGCAAAAGGACGGATACACGTCCAAAAGCAACCACCAACCGCATGATGACGGCCTCGGCCACGCGGTAGACCTGACGCCGTTCGCTGGCGGCCAGCCAATCATCACGGATGCGGCGTGGACGCTCTATCCCGCTGTGGCATCGGCCATGAGCCGCAGCGCCAAGGCCCTCGGGCTGGCGCATAGGCTCAAATGGGGCTGCAACTGGTACGAGACGATGGACCGCTACGGCAGCGATCCGGCGGACATGCTGGCGGCGATGGAGCGGTATAAGGCCCAGCACCCCGGCAAGGATTTTCTGGACGGCCCGCACTTCGAAATCATCTGAAACCCCGAAAGGACACACCATGACCCAAGACCAATTCGGCGGCATTGTCCGCGCCCTCCTGTCCGCCGCGTCCGGCTACTTCGTCGGGACTGGCGTTGTTGACGCCTCCACCGCCGCGACCATCGCCGGGGCCGTGGGAACGCTTGCCGTGGCTGTCTGGTCGATCTGGACCAACCGTCCCGCGAAGCTGGCATGATAGCCCTAGCGGCTATCCTGGGGCTTGCTGCGGCCCTCGTTGCTCTTGCCTTAATCGGCGGGGCGCGGCGGCAGCGGCAGGCCGACACCATCCATGACCTTCAACAGGCGGAGACGGTCCATCATGACGCGGCAACTTCTCGCAGCCCTATCGCTGATCCTGATGACGTGCTGCGCCGCGCCGGACGGCTCCGCAACGACTAAGGCGGTCTGCGACGAATTGCGCGCCGATCTGCCTTCTTGGTCATCGCATGACACGGCGCAGTCGCGGGCGGAAGGGGCGCGGTTTGTGACCACGTTCGGCGCGGTCTGTCCATGAGACGCCCACGCTTTCGGCGGCGCTGGATATGGCGGTGGTGATATGTCAAAAATCGTGCGGGTTTTTGACATATGGTGCAGGATATGTTAATTTTTCCGCGATGCCCTGCGACTTAAACCAACGTGGGAACGAAAGCCGCTGATCGGTTATGAGGTTTGCCGCCACGGGTGAACGGAAACTGCGGCACTGTGGCCATAATTACCGTCCGTTGATCCGTGGCGGGATAGCAAGTCCGGTACTGCGTAGCGGGGCCGGGGTTACAGTCTGGAATCCACACCCGGACAAGCTAACGGATTGCCAAACTTACCCAGGCGCTTGGGGTTCCTATGTGTGCGGCGATGATGCGAGGGATAACCGGGGAGTAGCTACCCTAAAGCCACCTCGATAGGCACCAATCAACCCGCCTCATTCAGTTGGGGCGGGTTTTTCTATGCCCGCCCCTGCGCCGGGGTCAGCTTGGCGGCAATCTCAGCGGGGGTCATGTGCGCGGCTCCTCTTGGTGGTGGGCATAGCGCAGCTTCTTTGCCCACGCTGCGTCCACGCTCAAACTGGATGGCAGAAAAACGCGGTCCTGCGCGTAAATTTGATTTTGCACGGCAAAGAGGTCAGTCAGTTCCATCTGCAACAACCATCTGTTCGTCATGTGCGGACGATCTGGATGATAGCTGTCATACCCATGCCGCAGGATTTTCCCTGCGATCTGGATGACCTCGCCACATTCTTCGATCAGCATGGCGAGGCGTTCGGCCTGTGCTGGGGTCAGCCCGTTAAAGTGGTCGGTCATTTGCGTGGCTCCTTGATGAGGGCGAGGATGGCGTCAGTGATCAGATCAGCGCGCGTTACAATCAGCGCCCAATCTGCCGCTTCCTGTCGTGTTTCAGCGCGTCCAAGCATTTTCCTTGCATGTTCTGCATGGGCTTGGGATTTACCCGCCGCTTCCCGCAGCGCATCCTCCCGCGCCGTCTTAAGCGCGGCCTCTGCCGCATCACGCTCCTCTGAGTAAGCGTCACGTTCAACAATGGCTGTTTCCCACCACTGTCTCAGCCTGTCCCGCTGGTCTTCTGCGGCCAGCGCTCGCTGGTAATTCCGTTGCGATGTTTCGGCCCATTCAGCGGCAACGCGGTCCCGTTCCGCCTCTGCCGCATCCGCCCGCGCCTTCTCTGCGTCGAGGGCGGTGCGGAGGGCCTGCACATATTCGTAGGTCAGATCAGACCATCCGGCTTGCTCGTAGTTTGATGGTTCAATTGCGTCCATCACGCACCCCCTTTCAGCTTGGCGAGGGTGATAGTCATGCGATCAACGGCCATGCACATGTCGCAACCGCAATCGCCTTGGCCGTCAATCTCACGCTCTGCAATTACGTCGCGGCAAGCCTCCACCACCGCCCGCACCTCCTCCAGCGCCAGCGCATCGGCCAGCATTTGCTCGTGCGTGGGAGCGGGGATGGCGTCGATCTCGTCCCGAACAACTTTGGCTGCGACCGCATGATTATGAAAGCCGCCAGCGCACCGATAGTGCTGGTTCCATTGTTCAGCCTTCGCTACCGCCTCCTGCCGCATCCACTCGGCCCCCAGCGCGGGGGCAGGCTCGGGCGCGGTGCTGGCCTCATAGTGGCGCAGCATCATGCAGATATTCGCAACATCGACAGGATCGCCCTTAGCCAAGTGCTCATAGAGCAGATGGCGCAAATACTCGACGCTGCATTGTTCGGGATCATTCCACCCACTTCGGCCTTTGGCGCGAGACAGAGCCATCTTTTCCGACATCATCTTGGCAAAGGACCGCACCGCATAATCGTCAAAATGCTCTGGCGCAGGCTCGGGCTGGACGGTGGGCAGGGCGCGGAGTTTAGCGCATAGGAAAACTGCGCTTTCGCGGCATACCTCGTGAAACTCCGGATCAGTATGGCAATCAGCCGTTGCCACATCGTAGGATGCCAATACATCAACAGCGAAGTCAGCCAGCGCCTTCGCCACGATATCAACAGCGGTCATTCGTCGTCTCCCGATCTATGGTCATATTCCATTTCATCATCAGGCTTTTCGGCCTCTCGCACGATAATTGGCGCAAGCGCGGCGTCACGCACAAAACCGAGGAGAGCGCCGCTGGGGTCAAGCGTTTCATCGCACAGGTCTGCAATCTTCACCGCGTCTTTGCGATACAGCGAGATAGCCGATGATGCGACCCAACTTGCTCACCCCTCACCCCCTTCCTGCCGCGCAAAATAACGGTCTATCCACGGCACTTTGAAACTGGGCAGGGCTTCAAGATGCACATATTCCTCCCCCATTTCTGATGCCAGCCACTTAAAGTCGGCAAGGTCGTGATCGTCTAAATTTCCGGCCACGGTAACGGCAAAACCATTTTTGAAGCGCGCATGACGCCAACCGAGTTCGGCCAGTTCGTCAGGTGATTTCCGATGCATAGGTTTCTCATTCACCCCTCACCCCCTTCCGACCGGGCGCGGATGGATGCCTTGGTGCCGGTGTTTTGCGCAGCAAAATGTTCTTGTTTCGCAAGAGGTAGGGCGCGGGCGTTCCAGCCAAGACGAAAGGCATCGGAAAGCTGGCTCGGCTCGTCGCTTTTCAGACCGTGACTACGCAGGGCGGCGACCAGTTCGGGCGATTGAGGTTTCAGGTGGTCACTCATGGCGGTTTTCCTCCTGCCAGATCAGCGCCCGGATGATGGCGAGTAGCCACGCTCGGGCGGGGGTTTCGGTTTCATCGTAAGCCGCGTGTAGATCAGCGGCGGTACGCCAGACCCAAGCCTGACCATCGTCGCGCAATCGCCACTCCCACCCCGGCAGCACCGCGTCATGCAGCGCCTTGGCGGCGTCGAGGGAGCCGGAGTGAGCGTGATACATTTCCCGGACATTCTCGCCAGAAATCCCTGTATTTGCAGGGCTAATATGCCAAGGCCAGTTCCCATCAACGATTGATGCCTCAAACTCCCGCAGCGCGGTGATACGGTCTACCCACCACTCGCCTTTAACGGGGCCAGCGACAGGCACCATATCGTCTTGGTTCGGCAGTTGCAGGCGGTCCATCGCTGCGGCGACGTGCGGGGGGATGACAATGCGGGTCATTTTGCACCTATCAGAATTGCGGCATACATGCCGAGAACAAAGCCACCCATCGCGACGGCTGCGAATGATCCAGACCGCAAGCCGTTCCAGAGCCAGCGGCGGTATTGCGTCCAGAGCGTCAGGCGGTATTGCCCCGGCTGGCGAAAGCCCATTGCGTCGAGGTCAAGCTGGGCATGTGCGGCCCGCAGATGGTCCATCGTGTCGCGTTGTGCGGCGTTCATTTCCCCACCTCCGCGTCAACAATGATTTCAAACGCCTGCCGCTTGATTTCGTCAAAGTACGGGCTAACCTTGACGCCGCGTCCCGCCTGCATTGCGGCCAGGATCACGGCATCGGCGCGGGCGTGTACGTCTTGGCCTCCGATGATGTGCAGGGTTGGCTTGTCGGTCATGTGCATTCCCTCTCGGTAGTAACTGCTTCATCCCAGACGTGGCGAAGTCGCGGCCCCCAATCAATCAGGCCATGCCATTCGCAAAATTCATCGAAGGCGCGTTCCTTGTTGATAAACTCATGCCCTTCCCACCCACGCTCAATCAGCGCGTCGTAAAGGTCGCCGTCAAAGTCGTGGACTTGCACTTTCATGCTGCGTTCCTTTCATCGCGCAAATCGGCCAATTCGTCGGCGGCGTCGGTGTATGCGTCAAAGCGGTCTTCCGCCCCGCGCTCCATATCCGCCACGGCTTGCGCACCGAACGCCTTGACGGCTTGCGACTTGGACAACTCCAAATCACCGATCTTGACGCAGGTCAGATAGGCGCAAACGCTGGCAACCTCGCCGCGTTCATCCCATGACCAATCCGTGTCGATCTGGAAATGTGCGGTTGCGGAATAGTCGGATAGTTCGACGGGGGCGGTGGTGTGTTTGGTCATGCTGACACCAGCTTTCCGCCTTCGCAGCGATACCAGACGCCCGCCGTGATGCCGTCTTTGCCTACAATTCCGCAGGCAACGGACATAATCCGCCCGTCCCAAGTTTTGCGCTCCACGGCAAACAGCGCGTTGCCGTCTTCGCCGGAAACTGAACCAAGATAGCCGGAAGCCATCGCCGCGCCTTGGGTGCCCGTTGCAGACGCCGCGCCTTGGGGGCCCGTTGCAGACGCCGCGCCTTGGTAGCCCGTTGCAGACGCCGCGCCTTGGTAGCCCGTTGCAGACGCCGCGCCTTGGTAGCCCGTTGCAGCCGCCGCGCCTTGGG